CCTTGGTGCTTATCAGAACCGTATGGAAATGGCACAGAAAGGTATCAATGTTGCAGCAGAAAATACTCAGGCAGCAGAAAGCCGTATCCGTGATACAGACATGGCAAAAGAGGTTGTTGAGTATACAAAAGACCAGATTCTTCAGTCTGCCGCTACTGCAATGCTTGCTCAGGCAAACAGTCAGTCACAGAACGTATTGGCTTTGCTAAAATAGAAACGCCATCTACTGGTGGGTTCGTGGCTGAATAATAAAAAGTTTATAAGGGGTGGGCTATAATAAGCCCACCTTTAACGTTAATATAAAAAGTAGATTAAGAGGGGAAAATCTTTATATTACGAGGTGATTAAAATGAGTAAGCAGAATTTGTACAAGGTTACATTCCAGAATGAACACGGCGTGTTTGTAAGTTTGGTTGCAGCAGTTAATAAAGACTTAAACGAAAATCAGGCACTTCTTGCACTTACAAGAGAAGTAGCAAGTAACTACTGTGAAGATAATCATTACGTTTATGACAACAAGTTTATAAATGATTTGAAAGACAGTGCAAACATTCGTTTGTTGGGAACATTTGAGCCTGTTGAAGACGCAAACGAAAGCTTAGACTTTGACATTCTTAGCTTTAATAAAACTAAGCATTGGCACGTAGCGTAATTCTAGCTTTATGCTGAAAGTGAATCACCAGAAATTACACAAAATCTAATTCAAGGAGAAAAGAATAGATGAAAAAGCTTTTTAGCTTGTTGGTCGTAGCTATTATGGCTATCGGATTGGTTTTCGCAGACGAAGCAACCCTTTTTGATTCTACTGCAAAAGCAGATGTACTTGGAACTGGCTACGACTGGGTAGCAGGTGCAAGGGCTATTGGTGTTTCTGGAACTTATGAGCCAGGACGTAATCTTTATAACCCAGTACTTTCAGAAAAGTATGGTCTTTGTATCAGAACAGATTGTGCACCTCAGTATACTGACAGTCGTTATGGTATCGCATTTATTGAGCCTTCTTTTAACGAAGCTAATACTGGTGCTGGATACATTAAGAACGCTGCCTCTGTTAAAAGTGCAGACATTGTATTGACACTTAACCGTGGATATGACGAAGTAGAAATCTTCTGGTTGCAGAATGGCGTAGAACATAAGCGTAAGTTCAAGGCTTCTGACGCAACTTCTACTATTGAGTCTATGATTGAGTTTACTGCACACATTAATTTTGCAGAATACATTGACGACGTAAAGAACCGTTCAACTGCACAGATTCCGGTTGCAGGTCTTAAAATGACTGACATTCGTCTTACAAAAATTGAAGTAATTACACACCGTGCACCGGGTGATTGGATGTATAGTCCAACTTCTATCGTAGGTATTAAAAAGATTACTATGATTTACGATAAGGCAGTTACAGACGAAGCTTACGAGCGTGGTCTTGAAGCTGACGAAGTATTTGGTGTTCAGGCAAAGAAAGAACTTGAAAACAGAACACGTCGAGACATTGAAATCTACCTTCGCCAGACAGATTATAACAAGTCTTTGATGGCAACAGAAGGCACTCAATCAGAAGCAAAATAAGACTTTATTCTACGTCCGTGCGTAGTTTTTAGAAAACATCCAAACAAAGACGAAATTCACAACCAAAATTAAATATCATACACTTGGCACAGGCACGGAACTGTGCCTTTTTGTTTAATATGATAAGTAGTATGGATGACTATAAAAATGTAAAGCGTTGGCAAGATTTGTCAGAAGCAGATAAGAATAATTACTATAAAAAGTTCTCTATTGTAGTTGACTGGCTTAAAGCGAACAAGAATAGAATTCTACCTTGGGAAAAGATAGACGGCTATGTAGGACATGTCTACAGATTTACAATAGATAACTGGAACGCAAGCCATTATGACCCTATGGGTAAATTAGAGTTTGACGATAATGGTATGAAGTATTCTTGGAGAACCAATGAAGTTCAATAACATTTTAATGAATCCCCCTTATAGTAGTAACTTGCATATTTCTATTATGAGCGTTGCTATAAATAATTATTTGGAAAACTGTATAGACCTATCACCAGTTAGATGGATACAAGACCCGCTTGCAGAATATAAACAAGGGACAGACTGGAAAAAGTTTGAAAATGTTAGAAACCAGATAGATACATTACTTGTAATAAAGGCTTCTGAAGCTAATGACCATTTTGACATAGGTGCAGCTTGTGATTTAGGTATTTATAAGTTAACGCATAAAGGTGGCTTTGACTGTAAATCTTTACACGACCCCATAATAGAAAAAATACTTGGAAGTAATTTATATGGTGTTCCTTTTACAAAATATACAAAGTCCGACCATAAAAAGCCTTATTTCGTAATAAAGAACTTCTCTGGTGTTCACCCAGAACGAAAGAACGGTCGTTTCTTGACTTGTATCTTGAAGAACCCAAAACTATACGGTATATTTATTAATGACCAGTTCAACGGTAAAAACCCTTGTCAAATTATGGATGGAGACGTTCACGTAACGCAAGGAGAACTTGGTGAAATTAGAATTGTAGAAAGCGAGTTAGACGAGATAGAAAACTTGTATAATTTCTTGCAATTAGATTTTGTAGGGTACTGTGTTATGAAAGTAACCATTGACCCTCCAGTGCACCCGCAATTTACACCATACGTTGCGTCTGTTACTAATCCAAGGACTGGTAAAGTTGGATATAAATCAGATTGGACAAACGAAGACCTGTGTAAAGTTTATGGCGTTACGGAAACAGAATGGCAGAAAATGCTAAAAGAAGTTCAACATAATAACAGATAATATACAGTTTCAGTTTTAGTTACTTTTCCTAAATATACATATGGAAAATGAAGAACTAAAAACTGAAACAGTTAAAGAAAACGCAACACATAATATAGAAATAAATGTAGACGACCCTGAAAAAACTGCATGGGAAATGAAAAAAGACGGCACAGCAGAATTGGGTGCTAAGATAGCCGTTGATAATTCAAAGTATCAGATTATTACGCCAGATAAACTTGGTGAGCTAAAATACATATTTCAAGATATTCTTGCTGGCGATAAGTCAGCGATGAACAGACCAGAATTTAAGCAACTCGGTTTCGACAAGGTAAAGAAAGCACTCGAATGGTTGGCAAAAAATAATGACATGACAACCGAGATGAAAACCCAGCTTCTTACACAAGGTTGGCGATTAAACTTTCGTGATAAACCCCCTACACCAGAAGAGTTTCTTACCCCAAAATACATTGGTGACCAGGCAAATACATTACACCCCTGGATTAAAGAAACGTTCTTGCGATTCTTTAACCCTCTTTCACCGTATCGTAACTTAATTCTTTCTTCTTGTATTGGTACTGGTAAATCTACCCTTACCGTTTTGGCAAACATGTACATTGCTTTGCAGTTTGCATTTATGTGGGCACCATACAAGTATTACGGATATGCCCCTTCAACACAGTTTACTATCGTATTTGGTGGATTCTCACAGAAGAAAGCTTACGAACTTTTGATGGGTCCACTTTTGAATGTATTACGTCAGGCAGATTTCTGGCAACAGTGTCGTACAATAGACGACATGGTTAAGGCTAATAAGGAGTTCAACAATGCTACTGGTATTCCAAACCTTTACTGGACAACGGCAGCACCGACGAGTTGTATTTCTATTTCAAATAACTTAAACTTTAACATTGTATCTTCTAATGGCGACATTATTGGTCAGAACATTATTATGGGTTCTGCAACTGAGTTGGGCTTCTGGCGTGAGCAAGGTGGTTGGACTGACGAGCAGATTTATGAGTTCTTTACTAAGCTTCGTGACCGTATCGACTCACGTATGAAAGGAAACCGTATTTCTGGATTTATTTTGGACTCTTCACCAAACACTATGGAATCAGTTATTGATAAATGGATTTGGGAAGACGCACCGAAAGACCCTAAAAACTTGCTCTTTACTGGCGCACGTTGGAAGTTCTTTAAGCAAGATTTTCAAGGTTGTTACGACCAGTATGGTAACATAAAGCGTGATTTCAAAACTTGTTTTCCAATGTTTAAGGGTGGTAATGGTCTTTTACCTAGACCAGTTGAAAGCGAGCAAGACCTTGAAAGATTCGACCCGATAGACATTGTATGGTGTCCACGTGAGGGTGGTGGTATTAGCATGTATGATAAAGCTAAGTCTACCCCTATCGAGTTTATGAAAGACTGGTGTGGTATTCCGTCTGGAACGGCAGACCGTATCTTCAATAATCCAGAAACTATCGAAAACTGTTTTAATAACAACTTAAAGAATCTTATGGGTGAAATTACGGCACCAGCAGAAGAAGAACCAGAACATTTGGTATGGAATCAAATTAAGGACACATTCTTTAATCGTGTTCTTGATAAATATTATTTCTACTATGAGCCTGGTATTCCTAGGGCTTTGGCAGTTGACCAGTCGTTCTCTGGGGACGTTACGGGAATTTCTATGGTTCACGTTGAACGTGACCCTAATAAGATAGACCCAGAAACTGGTGAAGCGTATAAGGTATACGTAACTGACTTCACCATTGTTATTATTCCGGCAGGTGGTATTATTAACTTGGACGCTATCAAGTGTTTTATTTCTGACTTAGTTACACTTGGAAACCTTAAAATAATGCATGTTTCATACGATACATTCCAGTCAGAAGCTTCTAAACAGTATTTGCTTCGAAAGGGTATTCACGTTGAAAACATATCAGTCGATAGGGAAAACGAACACTACTACAACTTTATTGATTATGTTCAACATGGTCGTTTCCATTGTGGTAAAAACATTTATGTTAAGAATAACATGAAGTCAATTCAAGTTGTTAAGCGTAAGGGAAGTGGTAAGCCAAAAATTGACCATATGAGTGGCGAAATCG